CCTACACCGTGACGATCAGCGACACATTCTTCGCTGCTCCGGTTAATACGTTCACGGCGACCACTGCCGGGACGTGGCAGAACGCGATCGGCTCGACCGCCCAGACCCGTCTGTGGGCCGATCCGCTGAATGCGCAAGGGGCGGATGACATCAACGACCATCCCGGTGCGTTGCTGGACAATTTCACTTCGACTGCTCTGATTTCTGCCGACAGCTACAGCCACAACGCCAGCGGCGCGTTCGTGAGTGCCAATGCGTTTTCGATTACGGAACAGGTCACCGGTTCATTGTCTGCTGGTGGTCAGCTCATCAATCGTGGGCAGACTGCAATTCTGGAGAATGTGCCTGAACCTGCTTCAATGATGCTCCTGGGTGCCGGTCTGGTCGGCCTGGGTGCGGTTTACCGTAGGCGGCGGGCATGAAGAACTTCCTCGTCACCGGGGTTATCGCGATGGCAGCATTCTCCGCTGCCATCATGCTTGGTCCGAACCCTGTCCACGCCGATATCATCAGTCTGCTGGGATTCACTCCCAACCTGTCCACCAGCACGCTTACCTTGGTCGCGGTGCCGCCGCCGGGCAATCAACCGATCAATAATCCCTGCTTGATTTGCGGCACGAATCAACCGCAGCAACCTGCCAACTTCGGCTTCAACAACTACCAGCAGGGCGGCAATCAGACAGCGTTCTCTGACTTCTCGACGGCGGCGACAGGCCACCAGAGCCTTGGAAACGACACGCAGGGCACGGGATATGCTGCATCGTTCCTGCGCGCGTTCCTCATCTCGCAACTGGATTTGAACGGCGTATTGAACGTCGGCATCGACGTGAATACCGCGACGGGTGCGGGTGCTGAAGTGCTGGAGCGGTTCGTCGTGCTCGACGTGGTCAACAAGACCATCCTCGCGGACTACAACCCGCTGGTTGGGACGCCTTTGCCGACCAACAACAACGGCACCGGCTTTCCCGATTACCTGCTGACCGGCTTTAATATCGACCGGAACGACATCTTACCTAACACCCAGATCGAGTTCTACGCCCGGTGGTCGAACGCGAGTGACGGGGCGGAGAGCTTCTTCCTCGTCTCGGCTCCCGGCGACGAGCCTCCTCCCGTGCCGGAACCCGCCTCATTGGCGTTGCTAGGCGTCGGCCTCGTTGGGCTGGCCGCGCTGCGTCGTCGTGTGGTTTAGCCTGGGCTTGCTAGTCGGCTTCGCAGTCGGTGTCGTGGCGACGATCGGCACGGCGACGTTTTACTACCGCTAATCTCGCCATGTGGTTCTTCATCGGCTTCGTGATCGGGGTCGTGGTCGGCGTCGCGGCGGTCATCACCCTCGCAGTGTCGACCACGTCGCGGTGGTATTAAGCATTCTCGTTTGATAAGCCGAACCTACCGGTGCGGCGGTGCCACATGGTGCCGCCGTTTCCTTGTCGCCGGGCGGGGAACAGCCCAATGGGCGACCACCAGCAGCAGAAGCCCGAAAGAACGCGTCCGAATTGGATTACCCTTTCGGTGTTGGGGGTGGCTGCTTCAATCGGGCTCTACGTGTTCACCATCGGCAGCGAACTCGGCGCGATGCGCCAGAAGCTGGACACCGACGAATTCCGCATCACCGCGCTTGAGCAACACGGCAGCGGCCCGGTGCAGACCGCCGCGGCACGGGTCGAGGCCGTCGCCCAGCGCGCCGACCGGATTTTAACCGAGCTGTTGTTGATGCAGCAGCGCATTTCGGAACTGGCGGCAACCCAGCAAACCCAGGGTGTCATCCTCAACAGGATGCAGCAGGATATGCAGGGGCGTGACAAGGAGAAGACGCCCTAGAAACTTCGGGATGAGTTTCGTTAACTCGGCGGCCGGTCCGCGCCATCCCGGCCGCCGTCTCTTTTTTGTGGTATGGATCCGGGAAAACATCTAACCCGCTGATCTCATGCCATTCGACGATCAAGGCTCAACCAAATACCTGACCCGCCGCATCGAGACCGAGCGCGAACTCGGCCGCCGCTCGTTCCACGATTTCTACACGATGGCCTGGCCGTTCATGGATCCGGCGCCATACGTCGAGGGCAAGCATATCCGGGTCATCTGCTACCACCTGCAGCGCGCAGCTCGTCGCGAGGTGCGCAAGATCCTCGTCTGCATCCCGCCACGCTACAGCAAATCGCTGATCTGCAGCGTCGCCTTCCCGGCCTGGGTGTGGACCTGGTGGCCATCGGCCAAGTTCATCACCTGCTCCTACGACCAGAAGCTCGGCGCTCGCGACAGCCTCGCCACCCGCCGGCTGGTCGAGCACCCGTGGTATCGCGAGCGCTGGCCCGAGGTACGTCTCGAGCGCGATCAGCATCAGAAGATGTGGTACCAGACCACCGCCGGGGGCGTGCGCTATGTCGGCTCGCCCAGCACCGGCGTGACCGGTCACGGCGCCGACTTCGCCCTGTTCGATGACCCTCATGACGTCGTGGCGGGCGAGAGCGAGGCCGATCGGGTGCGCGCGGTGACGTTCTGGTTCGAAAGCATGTCTTCAAGGTTCAACGACCCTAGCGAGGGCGTCTCGATAGTGATCGGCCAGCGCGTGCACCAAAATGACGTGCAAGGTGAATGCGTTCGTCGCGGCTACGACACCGTGGTGTTGCCGGCGCGTTACGAACCCGACCATCCGGAACTCAATATTTACGACTGGCGGCGCACACCGGGCGAGCCGCTGTGGCCGGAGAAGTTCGACGACGACGTGCTGATCGGGCTGTGGCAGACGCTCCGCGACTACGCCGTCGCCGGGCAGCAGCAGCAGCGCCCGACCCCGCGCGAGGGCGGGCTGTTCAAGCGCGAGTGGTTCGAGGTCGTGGACCTGCTGCCGGAAGATATCGTGTGGGCGCGCGGCTGGGATCTCGCCGGCACCAAAAAGAGCGTCAAGGCGGACCCGGACTGGACTGTGGGTGTGAAGATCGGCCGCCACCAAGTTACGGGGGTGATCTACATCGCCTCGGTGGTGCGGCTGCGCGAGGACCCGGGTGGGGTGCAGGAACGCATCAAGGCGGTGGCGCAGCAGGATGGGCCGCACACCAAGATCGGCCTGCCGCAGGACCCGGCCCAGGCCGGCAAGTTCCAGGCTCAGGTCTACGTCACCCAGGTGCTGGCGGGCTATCCGGTGCACGTCTTCCCGCAATCGGACACCAAGATGGACCGCGCCGATCCGTTCGCGGCACAGTGCCGAGCTGGTAACGTGAAACTCTACCGGGCCAACTGGAACGACGCCTTCATGGACGAACTGACCGCGTTCCCGGCCGGCAGCCATGACGACCAGGTCGATGCGGTCAGCACCGGCTACATGCTGCTGATGGATCCGACCACCGGCATCCTCGACTACATGCGCGAGTTGTCGCTGACCCGGCGCACCGAGGACCTCGAGATGCGCCGCCAGATGGGGCTGCGATGAAGGAGTTTGTGGAATTCGTGGCGTGGGCGTTCTGGCCGGTCGGCATCACTGCCCTCGAAGCCCTGGCGATCGTCATCCTGCTGCTCGGCCTGCGCGATCTGCGCAGTCGCCATAGGGCTCTCGGCCAGGAAACCACGTACGTGCTGATGATGCACCAGGACAACCTGGCCGCGATCGACGCCCGACTGCGCGCCCTCGGCTCGCGCACGACCGGCGATATGCCGATCCCCACAGCCGAGGAAGCGGTTGGGGGACGCTGGATGCGATAGCGTGTCGGAGCCGGAAAAACGTGCTATTCGCCATTGATATGGCTCGAAAGGGGTGCAGGCATGGGCCCGGGGAAGTTCCCGCTGACGCTGTATCGCGGCGATAGTGCCCGCTGGGGTTTCGTGCTGTGGGCCGATGCTGACAAGACCATCCCGGCTGATCTGGTGAGTGTCACTCCCAAGGCGGAAGTAAGGGACAAGCCGGCTGGTACCAAGATAGTAGCCCTGGACTGCGTGATCATCCTGCCCAACACCATCACCATGACGCTGACCGCCGACATGGCGCGCATCCTGCCGGCGACCGGCGTTTGGGATCTGCAGTTGACGTACGATGATGGGGACGTTGCCACCATTCTGGCCGGCTCTGTGCTGGTGACGCCCGACGTCACTGACAGCAGCCTGGCGGTTCCCACCCCATCGACGCTGTTGGTGGTTCCGAACCGCGTGCGCGGCGCGGCATGAGCGACGTCATCACCGAGACCATCGTCGTTGACGTCGTGGTCGACGCGCCGCCGGTGCTGGTGGT